GCCTGCGCGTCCGCCTTGCTGATGCCGGCGCTCTCCAGCAGCTCGTCGCTCGCCATGCTTCCGCTCTGCAGCAGCTGCATCGCCGTCTTATAGGCGTAGGCTCTTGCGTTGTCCGCATCCTCCCGCTCGTATGCCGCGTTCTGCGCATTCTGCTGGTCGTAGCGGTCCATCAGGTCGCGCAGCACATCGGCATAGCTGTCCGTGCGCTCCTTGGCATTCGCCGCCGCGAGTTCGGCATTGGCAATGTCGCCCGTCAGCTCGGCGTCCGTGATCGCGCGGTCAAGGTCCCCGAGGGCGCCGATGCGCCCCTGCTCGCCCTGCCGCAGGGCGTCGCTGTAGCTCGTGTCCAGCCCGAGCAGTGTGCTCTCCGCCGCGCCGCCGGTCTTTCCCTGTGCCGCGAGCTGCTGGCCGATGTTCTTCTGCGACTTCATTTTGTTCAGATAAAGCTGGCGGAACATATTTGCATAGCTCGTCTCCGTATCCCGCTTCTGATCCTGCAGACTCCCGACCGCCTTTTGCACGTTGGCACGGTTCGCCTCCTGCTGCGCGGCCAAGGCCTGCGCATACGAGCCCTGCTCTCCATAAAGCTGCTGCAGCTCACGCCGGAGCGCTTCCAGCTCCTCCGATGCATTGTTCCCCTGCTTGCTGATCGTGTAGGTCTGCCCATTCTTTGTGATGGTCGTGCTGCCGTCCTTGTTCTTCAGCCACACACTTCCGTCCGAGCCGATGATCTTACTCCCCGCGGTCGCGTTTTTGACAAAGCCGATTCCCCGTTCGCTGCCGACCGGATACTCTCCGCCGCCCGGCGAGTAGCCGATGATGTCGGTGCTTCCTCCGCCGGAGGAACCACCACCGGAGCCGCCGCCGGAACCTCCGCTGGAAGTCCCGGCATACCCGCTGCCTCTTGTGCCGTCCGCATACGTCGGGTAGATCAGCTCACCGTCTGCGTCTACGCGCGGATAAACGTTAGCAAGGTCCTCTCGCGCCGCACCATTGCGGACGTTGATTGCGCTCACAGCGTAACCGTTTTCGTCGTATGTAATGGCGTAACCGTTCTTCTGCACAGTTTTCCCGGCCCAGCGCATATCACGCGACAGGTCGGCGCCGGAGTAGGTGCCCTTCGTGCCCTTTGCGTAGGGCGTGGTGTCCTTGTAATTCGAGTTTGGCGCGCTGCCATCCTCACGGACCCATCCGGTCTGTGTCGGGCTCTCCGTATCATAATAATAGGCTTTCCCGGTCTTTTGCGTGTATCCGCCGCCCGAACCACCGGAGCTGCCGCCGGAGGAACCTCCATCGGAGCCGCCGCCGGAATTTCCGTACTTCTGCTCGGCGGAGTTCAGCGCCTTCATCTGGTTCTTCGCCCACTCGGCGTTGCCCCCGCCGCCGGAGATGAGATTGTTGAGATATTTCCGCTCATTGGCGTAGTTTGTCTTTTCGTTATAGGCCATGCTCACTTCACTCCTTTATGATCTGCTGAATGTATGCCGCGATGTACTCTCCCCACGCCTGCTGCGTCGCGGGGCCGAATGAGCTGTCCGCGTCCAGCGCATAGCCGCAGGCGTTGAGAAATTCCTGCAACGTTTTGACTTCCTCGCCCTTGTCGCCGCGCGTAAGCACGGTCTTGTCCGCGGGGTATTTCGGCACGCCGAAGCCGCGAATATACCGCCCGTTCACGGGGATAATGCGATAAGCGCACTCGTGGGTTTTGCCCTTGTTCCCCTCGAACACCATGATTTTCTGCCCGTCGCAGGCGGTCACGACGCCGGTGTGGTTGGGCGCGCCAGTGCAGTCCGTGAGGGCGTAGTCCTTGCGGTCGTTCCAGCAGTAAAACACTTGCTCGCCGACCGTGGGGATGTGCGCGTCGTTCTCGACCCATTGGCCGCGCGCCTGATACCAGCGCATTTGCTCGCCGCAGGAGCACTCGACGGGGAGCACCTCCGTCAGACCGCAAAGGATCGCCGCCGCGCTGACGGTCGCCGCGCAGTAGTCGTCGGTGTAGGCCAGCTTGTAGCCGCGCGGATGGGGGAGATAGCTGTTGTAGGCGTCCACGATCTGCTTATGTACCGCGTCGCCGCGCACGGATCCGTCCCAGCTCGTCAGGGTCACGATAAACTCGTCGCGCTTCATCGTCTCACCTCTTCTACAGGAACCGCACGGCGTAATACTGCCGCTGGTTTGTGTTGATCTTGCTGCACACCGCATGGATGGCGGCGACGTGCCCGCCGTCGAGCATAACGGCGTATTCCAGCTTGAGCTTGTCCCGACAAAAGGCGTTGACCTGCCGCGCGGTCATAGCCTTGCAGTAGACGCCGTAGAGCATCCCGCCCTTGTAGCCGAGGACGGTGTGGTTGGTCTTGCGCAGAACGTCGCTGAACGCCCCCGTGAAGCCCTCTGCGGCAGGGTTATAATTGCCGAGCAATCCCATACCCCCGACCGCCCAAATGACGCCAGAGCGCGTCAGAGCGTCCGCCGAGGAGACGCGGGCCATGCGCACCGCACCGTCCCGCGTCTTATAGAGCACACTCTCCGGCGTTGGGCAATGGCAGCTCATGCCGCGCACGATCTTGCCGCCGCGCACGAGGATGCTGCACGGCGCGCCCTGCCACGAAAAGCTCCCCGAAATGCTGTTCTCCGGCAGCCGTCCGCTCAGGTTGAGCGGGTCAATGTCGCGGGCGAGGATCGCGGGCTGCCCGTACAGCTCCACGTTCAGGGGGAAGCAGTTCGCGCCCAGCTTCGCCGCGATGTTGCTCAAGGTCTGGTTTCCGATCCAGCCGTTGTCCAGCGCCCCGACGGAGCGCTGGATGGCGCGGATCATGCGGATCTCCTCCGAGGTAGAGCCGACCACATCTTTCATGCCAACGGCTCCTCATCGCTCCCGAGGAGCTTGTCTCCTGCCGCGTCCACGGCGTTCTTTCCCGCCGCCAGCAGCTTCACCAACCACGGCGGCACCTTTGCGCCCATATTTACGCCGTGTTCGGCCAGACTGCCCAACTCCCCAATGATGTACCACACAACGACCAGCGGGCCGAGCAGCGTCGTATACTCAAACGGAAGCTTCACACCCGGCAGGTGCTCCAGCATCATGCCAATCAGCCAGTCGGCGACCAGCGCAATGCAGACGATAACGATCATGCCGCCCTTGTGCCACGCGCCTTCACGCAGCTTCGCGCTGCTCCACTCCCCGCGGTGCGCCGCTGCGGCAGAGCCGACCAGCCAATCCGCCAGCATCAGCCCGATCCACACGATCAGCAGCCAGCCGAACCAGCCCCAAAAGGCCGTCAGCATCGCCACTGCCGCCGTGATCCACGCCTTGATCGCCGTCAAAGTATTGTTCTCCATCGTTTTGTCCTTTCTGCACGAGCCACATCGGACCTCGCGCGGTAGTATTACCAATCGTATTAGAGCGGGGGCTATCCCCCGCTCTGCTCACTTGTTCAGCTCCGCGAGCTTTTCCGCGATGTCCTCGGGAATGGCGCAGGTCGTCATCTTGACGCAGTAGCCGTCCTCGTCGTAGGTGAGCTTGTAGCAGGGGGCGACATATACCTCCGTGCCGGCGCGGGAAAGGTCGCGCGCCATGACGGGCTGCACGATGCTGTTCTTGACGCCCGAGTTTTCGCTCATGCCCGCGGGGATGTCCGTGACCTCGATGGGTCTGCCGTCGGATGCGATTCTCTTGTAAGTAGCCATAGTTTTGTTCTCCTTTTCTTTGTTCAAAATTTATTTATCATCGGCGTATTTCTCGCCGGTGATCTCCTTGATGCTGCCCGCCTTGCAACGGTCGATAGGTTCATAGGCATTCTCTCTTTCCGGCGGCAAAAAAGCCGCCGGTTTGATTTGTCAGCGGTTACGGCGCAGCCAGCGTCCTGCGCTCTTGAGGTTTTTCGCCAGCTTTCGGAATATTTCCATAAGCCAGAGCTGCGCGCTCTGCCCGTTTGCGGAAAGCCGCTCCAGCTCTCGCAGCATTTGCCCCCTGTGCCGCTTTGCACGGATGATCGTCAGCGGCGGCATCGGCGCTTTATCCGGCTCGCACGGCTTGCGCGGGCTGCTTTGCCCTTTGCGCGGCGGTGCCGGTCTGCGTTCCTGCGGCACAACGGCATCCTGCTCCTGCAATTCCCGGTAAATGCTATAAGCCAGCTCGTCGAGGCCGTCCATGCCGCGTAGCGTCGTCGGCTGAAAGCCGGTCATCGCTCCGATGTTGCGCAGCGCTCTGCGGATTGTGCGCAGCACCGTCGCCTTATCCACACCGATGAGCGAAGCGACCTCCCGCAGCGACAGCCACTCACCGTAGTATAGATACAGATAAGCAGCCTGCCGCGGCGTTATCGCCGAAAGAAGGAGATTTGCCGTTTCGCGGTCGGCGAGGTCAAGCTCTGTCTGTCCGCTTAAAGCCGCCTGCGCCATTGTCAGCTCGACCTCCTCCCGCACGGCTTTCTTTGCGCGGGAGAGAGTACGGGAAACCGTGCTCTTCCCGATGCCGAGCCGTCCGGCGATCTCCGTCACGGATGCGCCGTCGCGGTTCAGCTCAAGGACCTTGCGCTGCCGTTCTGTCAATGCTTCAAGCCCCCGCTGTGCCGCCGAAAGCATCTGCTTTCTTCCGGCCTCGATCTCATCATCAAGCGAATTGTTCGCCTGCTCCCAAGAGAGAAATTGCGCGCGGTCTCCGAGGGACATTTCGCCGCCGTTCTCTGCCTGCGCGGCCATCGACACGGTTCTCGCTCGCGGCGCTTTGGCTCTGCACGGGGCAATGGCGTGAAGCATCGCTTGGACATTCGCCAATTCCTCGCGCAGTATTTCGATCTCCAGCTCGTCCGCACCGTTATCGCGTGCTTCAGCGATCTGCGCAAGCAGCTCACTGTGCCGCTGGCGGAGAGCGTCGATTTTCTCGCTCATCGTCGTCTCCTCAATTCGTTAAGGGCTGATGCGTTCAGCCCTCCCAGTCTACCCAGCCGTCCATGTAGACCTTGACCACACCGTCCACGCGGTAGAAGGCGTTGTTGATGAGCGGCACGCCCTCCGTGTATTCGATGGGATTGTCGGCGCTCGTGCCGGCCGGATTTGCCTGCTCGACGTAATCCTTTCGGACGTCCACGTCGTTGACGGTGAAGATCCTCCATTCAAAGCCGAGCTTGTCGCTCTGCTCCGTGCGCTGCGTGATGCCGCCGGCGGCCCGCACGAGCTTTCCGTCCGTGATCGCGCCCTTAATGGCGTTGAGCTTTTCAGTTTGCATCATAGGTGGCCTCCAGTTCCGCCAGCTGCGCGTTGGCAGCGGCAAGGTTTTCTTCGCTCTCGGTGAGCTGTGTATTCTTCTCGGCGACAGTGGCGTTCAGGCTCTCGATCTGCACCTGATACGGCGTGACATCGCCCCAATACTGCTTGTCTGCTTTGATGATCACCTTGATGCTCTGCGTGTTCATGTCGTACTGGATCGCCTTCACGGTGAAGGCGTAGCCCTCCGGCAGCGGACAGGCGGGGCAATCCGTGCGAATCTGCTCGACCGTGACATTCTTCCAGTCGATGGCCTCGACCGATTCGAGCGTATTTTCCGAATAGCACCGCTCGAATGTGACGTGGTACTCGCTCGATAATGCAAAGACGTTGCCGACGCGATGACCATTGATCTTGTACTTGACGCCGTAATAGCTGTTTCCTGTTTTCATGCTCCTGCCTCCTGTGCAAAGTTATCGCTTTCCGCGCTTGTGCTTCGGCTCCCATATCCCGACACCGAAGCGGGGATAATCATAATATCGGGTCAGGACCGCTGCGGCCTCCCGCAGGTCTCGCCGCATCGCGCCCAGATGCCCGGGATCTATGCCGACTTCCCGGCATTCGCGAATTTTTATGCTGATCTGCGCTGCCGTGCGCCGATACTCCACAGCAAGGTCCTCGAGACCGGCCTCGCCCTGCTCGATCACACCGGCGCGCCGCAGGGTCTCCGTAAGGCGTTCTCCGCGCTCGGCGTGTACGACTGGCTTGTACGGCAGCTTATAGCGCACATCGTTCTCCGCGAAAATGATCTTTGATGGCCGCGGAATGTTCCGTCGGTCGAAGGTCGTGATGCAAATGACGCCGCGCTCACAGTCGATCTTCACCTGTGCGTCCGGACCGCCGTCCCGAAAGCGGACGGTCAGCTCCGCCTCTCTGTATGCCCTCATCGCCTCACCCCGCAAAAACGATCTTACCGGCAAACTTCGTGTCGCTCATGAGCTTAAAGGCTCCCGTCGCCGCCGTGTATTCAACGTCCAGCTCAAGCACGGCCCATGTGTTTTTCGCATATTTGCCGTCGCTGCAAAGGGAGTAGGCATCAAAGGTGAAGTCCGCGCTGCTTCTCTTGTGCGAGGTCTTCGGAATCGTGAGCGTGAACGGTTCGTCGTCGCCCGTCCAGTCATTTGCCGTAAAGGTGACCGTTACACTGCTATTTGCAGCCACGGCCACGGCGTTCCCGCCGGCATCGAATCCGACGAACTGGCCCGCGGTGCCGGTGAGTTTGTCCTGCTTGCCGTCCCACGCCGTTCGCTCCGACGCCGTGATGTGCTTGGTGGTATCGCCAATGTGCCCCGGCACGTCTTTCAGCGCCGTGTTGAAGGCGGTCTCCGTGCCGGAATACCCGGCTTCCATGGCGCTCTGATAAGCGCTCTTGCCCGCCGCGCCAGCGGGTCCGGTCGGGCCTTGCGGTCCCTGTTCGCCCGGCACACCCTGCGGACCCTGCGGGCCTTCCGAACCGGTGTCACCCTTCGGCCCTGCCGGACCCTCGGGGCCAGTTGCGCCCGTCGCGCCGGTCTCGCCGGTATCGCCTTTCTCGCCCTGCGGACCCTGCTCACCCTGCGGGCCTTGAAGTCCCTGCGGACCTTGCTCACCCTGCGGGCCGGTTGCACCAGTTGCACCGGTATCGCCTTTTTCACCGGGGTCGCCCTTTTCGCCGGGGTCGCCCTTCGGGCCTTGGATGCCCTGCTCGCCCTGTGGACCCTGCACCCCCTGTTCACCCTGCGGGCCTTGGATGCCCTGTACGCCCTGCGGACCGCGGGGACCCTGCGGCCCCTGCAATGCGCCGATGCTCGTCCATGCCTCATTGCTCTCGGACCAGATGTAGAGCTCACCGTTTGCGCTTACCTGATAAGCGCCCTCTGCGCCGGTGGGGAAAGCGGTCTGTAAGGCGGCAAGCGTCGGGTAGACGTCCTCGATCTCGAACGACCGACCGTCCGTGCCCTTGTCACCCTTCGGGCCCTGAATGCCCTGCGGGCCCTGCGCGCCGGTGGGACCCTGAATACCCTGGTCGCCCTTCGGGCCCTGTACGCCCTGCGGGCCCTGCGCGCCGGTCGCGCCTTTCTCGCCCTTCGCAC